TCATCTCGAACAAGGGCATCGACCTCGACTCGGCCTCGGCTGCGGCGCAGATCATCGCAGCCGTGCGCGAGCTGACCGACGCCGATTCGGTCGTCGTCGTCATCGACACCGTCAACAACCACATGAGCGGCGACGAGAACGCGGCGCGTGACGTTCGCAACTTTTTCAACGCGGCCAACGTGGTCGCGAGTGCGCTTCGCTCGGCGGTCGTGCTCAACCACCACGTCGGGCACGGCGACGGAGCGAAGGCTCGCGCACGCGGTAGCTCAGCGTTCAAGGCCAGCCTCGACGCATCCATCATGGTCGCGAAGGCCGACGACGGAACCATCGAGCTGAGCTGCGCGAAGATGAAGGACGCCGAGGCACCTGCGGCGATGTTCGGCAGGCTCGAACCCGTCGCGCTCGGCTGGGTCGACGAAGACGGCGAGGAGATCTCTGGGGCCGTGTTCGTGCGCGCGGATGCCCCGCCGCCGCGAATCAAGGTCGACGGCAAGCTCGCCGAGGCGCGCTCGACCTTCGAGAAAGCCTGGTGGGATTCAGGCTGCGAGTTCCGCGACGGCCTGCCGTACCTCTCGCGCTCCGCCCTGCGCGAGTACATGGCGAAGAACGGCAAGAGCGAGAGCTACATCAAGCAGGCGATGAAGCCGAGCGGAGGGAAGTTCATCCAAGCTCTGACCGATGGCGGTATCATCGCAGAGCATGAACACGGGTGGATTGTGTGCGACGATGTAAACGCAAGTGCGTTGCGCATCGCGTCTAAATGATGGGTACCTGATGGTACCTGAAAGGTACCTGAGAGTACCTAGGTACGGGGGGCAAAGGCATCTAGATGGGTACCTGAGGGTACCTCTCTTCTTAAGAAGAGGTACCCAGGTACCCTCGCTGATGCGGCGTTTACGAGTACGTGCTACGCTTTGACGCAGCAGAGAGAAGGCGAAAGAAAGATGAAAGCAAAGGTAGGAAAAGAGATTACAGGAAAGGCGAATCCAGCCGACGAGATCGAGCGCTGGTCGCTCGACAAGCTCACGCCGTACGCGCGCAACAGCCGCACGCACTCGGACGAGCAGGTGGCGCAGCTCGCGGCGTCGATTCGCGAGTGGGGCTGGACGACGCCGGTGCTCGTCGACGAAGACGGCGGCATCATCGCGGGGCACGGTCGCGTGCTCGCGGCTCGCCAGCTCGGCATGGCGGAGGTGCCCGTCGTCGTCGCTCGTGGCTGGAGCGACGCGAAGCGCCGGGCCTACGTCATCGCCGACAACAAGCTGGCCCTGAACGCCGGATGGGACGCCGAGATGCTTTCGCTCGAACTCGGCGAGCTTGGCGAACTTGGGTTCGATCTCGACCTGACTGGGTTCTCCGACGAGGAACTCGACGGCCTCACGCCGACCGAGGAACCGGCTGCGCTCACCGACCCCGACGAGGTGCCCGAGGCCCCAGCCGTTCCGCGCAGCGTGCCCGGCGATGTGTGGCTCTGCGGAAAGCACCGCGTCATGTGTGGCGACTCGACTAGCGTGGATGCGGTGGGGGCGCTGATGGCGGGCGCGGTGGCGGATCTTGTTTGGACGGATCCGCCGTACGGCGTCAGCCAAAGCACCGATCACTTGCGCGAATGGGGTGGCGAAAAGAAGCGCGACCGCGCCGCTCACGGAATCGTGAACGACGACCTCAACGACGACGAGCTGACCGACTTCCTGCGCGCGTCGCTTGGCGCTGCGTTCGCGAACTGCCGAGACGGCGCAGCGTGGTACGTTGCGGCCCCGCCGGGGCCGCTCTTTCACTGCTTCGGGACCGTGCTCAAGGATCTCGACGTGTGGCGACACACGCTGAACTGGATCAAGTCGTCATTCGTTCTTGGCCGCTCCGATTACCACTACCAGCACGAGCCGATCTTCTACGGGTGGAAGCCTGGCGCGGCTCATACCTGGGCAGGCGACCGCAAGCAGTCGAGCACGCTCAACTTTGACCGACCGAGCCGCAACGGCGAGCACCCGACGATGAAGCCCGTCGAGCTTGTCGAGTACTGCGTCGGCAACAGCTCGAACCGCGGCGACGTGGTGCTCGAACCGTTCGGAGGCAGCGGGACGACGCTCATCGCCTGCGAAAAGACAGGCCGCATCGCTCGCCTGATGGAACTCGACCCGCGTTACGTGGACGTCATCGTCAAGCGATGGCAGGATTACACGGGTAAGAAGGCAACTCGCGAGGCCGATGGCGTCGCTTTCGATGAGGTGGGCTGATGCCGGCAAGTTCAGATCAAGGAAAGAAGCGCGGTGGAATGCCGGCCTTCAAGCCGACTGATGCCGAGCGAAAGCGCGTCGAGACGCTCAGCGGCTACGGCCTTCCGTACGAGCAGATCGCGATCCTGGTGCGCGAGGGCGGCATCGACGTGAACACGCTGATGAAGTACTTCAAGACGGAGCTGGTTGCCGGCAAGGCGAAGGCAAACGCCAAGGTCGGCGGCACGCTCTTCCAGAAGGCTACCGGCGGCGATACGGCTGCGATGATCTGGTGGTCAAAGACGCAGCTCCGTTGGGCCGAGACGCAGAAGCACGAACTCTCTGGACCGGACGGCGCTCCGATCGCCTTCGACCGCATCGAAAGGGTCATCGTTGACAAGGCCGACAAGTAAGCACCTGAGCAGTCGCCGAACGGATGCCCGTTCCTCGCGCCAGGATGCCGCAAGGACGCTCCGCATCGAGACGCCGCGGTGGTTCATGCCCCTCCTCGCTCCGGCGCGCTACAAGGGCGCGTGGGGCGGGCGCGGGTCCGGCAAGAGCCACGCCTTCGCCGAGGCGCTCGTCGAGGCGCATGTGCTCGACGCGAACCGCTCGACGGTCTGCGTGCGCGAGGTGCAGAAGAGCTTGTCGCAGTCGGTCAAGCGTCTCATCGAGGCGAAGATTGAAGCGCTCGGCGTCGGCGCGTACTTCGAGGTTCAGGAGGCCGTCATCAAGTCGCGCAAGGGCGACGGGCGCATCATCTTCCAAGGGCTACAAAATCACACGGCGGACAGCATCAAGTCGCTCGAAGGCTACGACTGCGCATGGTGCGAAGAGGCGCAGAGCCTCTCGCAGCGCTCGCTCGACCTCCTGCGCCCGACGATCCGCAAACCGGGCTCGGAGCTTTGGTTCACCTGGAACCCGTCGCAGGCGACCGACCCCGTAGATGCGCTCCTTCGCGGCGAGCGCTTGCCGCCTGATGCCGTCGTCGTCGGAGTGAACTACGAGGCGAACCCATGGTTCCCCGAGGTGCTGCGCGCCGAGCTGGAGTACGACCGCAAGCGCGACCCCGACAAGTTCCGCCACGTTTGGGCTGGCGAGTACTTGCGCAACTCGGAGCGCCGCGTGTTCAAAAACTGGCGCGTCGAGGAGTTCGAGGCCCCGCGCGATGCGGTCATCCGCTTCGGCGCAGACTGGGGATTCGCCGTCGACCCGACGGTGCTCGTGCGCTGCTACGTCGAAGGCCGCACGCTCTACGTCGACCACGAGGCGTACGGCGTCGGCGTTGAGATCGTCGACACGCCCGCGCTATTTTTGACGGTGCCCGGCTCGGAGACGTGGCCCATCGTCGCCGACTCGGCGCGTCCCGAGACCATCGCGCACATGCGGCGGCACGGCTTCCCCAAGATCATGGCAGCGGTGAAGGGTCCGCGCAGCTTGGAAGAGGGCGTCGAGTGGCTGAAGTCGCACGACATCGTGGTGCACCCGCGCTGCACGCACCTCATCGACGAGCTGACGCTCTACGCCTACAAGGCCGACCCGTTGACGGGCGCTGTCCTTCCGGTGCTAGACGACCGCGACAACCACGTGATCGACGCCCTGCGCTACGCCTGCGAAGGCGCGCGTCGAGTGCAGGCTGCGAAGCCTGTGCAACTCCAGCCACCGCAACCCGTGGCGCACGCCTGGCGTCGGTGATAGGTGCGGACCATGGCCGAGACGAAAGAAGCGAAGCTCGCACGCATCCACGACGAGGCCCTGCGCCGCTTCAACACGATTCAATTCGCGTTGCAGGACGAGCGCCGTCAGTGCCTCGACGACCGGCGCTTCTACAGCATCGCGGGCGCGCAGTGGGAAGGCCCGCTGCAACGCCAGTTCGAGAACAGGCCGCGCCTCGAAGTGAACAAGGTTGCGCTGAGCGTGATGCGCATCATCAACGAGTACCGCGCGAACCGCATCACGGTCGACTACGTGCCGAAGGACGGCCGCGAGGCCGACAAGCTCGCCGACCTCTGCGACGGGCTCTATCGCGCCGACGAGCAGGACAGCGTTGCCGATGAAGCGTACGACAACGCCTTCGAGGAAGCGGTCGGCGGCGGTATGGGCGCATGGCGCCTTCGCTCCGTGCTCGAAGACGAACTCGACCCCGAGAACGAGAAACAACGCATTCGCATCGAGCCCATCTTCGACGCTGACACGTCGGTCTACTTCGACCTTGATGCGAAGCGGCAGGACAAGAGCGACGCGCGCTATTGCTTCGTCATCTCGTCGATGACGCCCGAGGAGTATGAGGCGCAGTTCGAGGACAACCCGTCGAGCTGGCCGAAGCAAATCTACGAGACGTACTTCGATTGGTGCTCGCCTGACGTGGTGTACATCGCGGAATACTACCGCGTCGAAGAGCGTACGGAGACGCTGCGCGTCTTCCGCCTGCTCGACGGCTCCGAGCAGACGTACACGCGCGCCGACTTCGACGAAGACGAGACGCTCGAACAGATGCTCATGAGCACCGGCGCGACCGAGCTTCCGTCGAAGCGCCGCAAGACGCGCCGCGTGCACAAGTACCTGCTCTCCGGCGGTCGTGTGCTCGAAGACTTCGGCCTCATCGCAGGCCCGAACATCCCGATCATCGTCACGTACGGCAAGCGCTGGTTCGTCGACAACATCGAGCGATGCATGGGGCACGTCCGCCTCGCGAAGGACGCGCAGC